TTGCTGGCGCTGGGCGCCCTGGCGCTCATGGCAGGCTGCACCTACGCCCCGCGCGGGGAGCACGTGGGGGCGGCCACCATGTCCTCCACCGGCAACCTCGACTCGGGTTTCGTGAAGGCCTTCACGGTCAATGGCGTCAACGGCCAACTCGTTGCCCCTGATCTTCGACAAGGAGAAATGGAAGAAGGGCTTCATCGTCGAGATGAAGAAGGCGAGCACCCAGGCACTCACCACGGCCGGCGAGCAGTGTTTCAAGGAACTGGGCAAGGACGATCCTTTCCACATGCCTCCGGGCGCGGCGCTCAAGTTCCTCGACGATCGCGAGAATCTCATGGCCGGCGTGGCCGACGAGGTCCATGAGCGCGTACTCGACCAGATCAAGCAGTCGCTCGAATCCGGCGACACGATGGCGCAGATCGCCGAGCGCGTCCGCAGGGAGTTCAACGACATCGACAAGGGGCGCGGCCTCGTCATCGCACAAACGGAGACGGCCGCCGCCTACGGCACCGCGCGCCATGAGGCGATGCAGCAGGCCGGGACCCCATACAAGGGCTGGCTCACCAGCGGCAATGCCAATGTGCGCCCGGCGCACGCGGCCGCCAACGGCCAGACCGTCGAGATCAACGAGCCCTTCTATGTGGACGGCGAGCAGCTCCAATTTCCCGGCGATCCTTCCGGATCCGCCGGCAACGTCATCAGCTGCCACTGCGTGCAAATCGCAAAGTCCAAAAAGGACTGACCTTATGAAACAGAAACTCACCCGCGAAATCCATCCCGAGATCCGCATCATCGATGCCGATGCCGGCATCGTCGACTACATCGCCAGCGATGAGACGCTCGACTGCTACAACGAGATCATCCAGGCCGCCGGGTGGCGCTTCGACCTCTTCCAGAAAAACGCGCCCTTCGTCGACAGCCATGACTACAGCTCGATCACAAAGCTGCTCGGCAAAGTGGTGAGCTTCGGCGTGCAGGGCAAGCAGCTCGTCGAGCGCGTCCAATACTCCCTGCAGCCCGACACGCTCGCGCAATGGGCCTTCGCCATGGTGCGCGACGGCTTCCTCAAGGCCGTCAGCGTCGGCTTCTTTCCGGTGCGCATGGTTTCGAAGTGGGATCCGTCGAAGGCCGACTTCCTCGCCGCCGTCTCCGCGCTCGGGCTTTCGGCCGAGCTGGCCGCCCAGGTCAACGCCATCTACCTCGAGCAGCAGCAGATCGAGCTCTCGCAATGCGTCATCGGGGCGAACCCCAATGCGCTCGCGAAGGCCTACAAGGCCGGCTGCCTCTCCGAAAAGGACATCGACAATTTTGCCGCAATGATCGCTCGAACGAAAACCGCACCCTCGGCTGCCTCCCGCGCCGATGCCGAGGGCGCTTCCCGGCGCGCGAAGCTGGCCATCCTTGCGCAAATCCAAGCCCAACTCAGTTAAATCATGCATACGTTCGCTCCTCACTTAATCGCCATGCTGGTCCTCGCGGTCGGCATGTTCGCACTGGCGGCGGCCTCCGGCCGCTCCGGTCCTGTCGGTTTCTTCAACACCCTCACTCCCGCCCATGCCCTCGGCTTCGGTGGTGCGCCTGGCTCCGGCCGTGCCGCTGGCATGCAACGGAATTGGCGCTCCAAGCTGCAGGACGCTCTCAGCGGCCCTGCCAACATCGAATCGTCCGGTGGCGGCGGCGGTGGCACCGCCACGCGTTCCGCTGACGAGCAGATCCTGGACGGCCTCGGCAAAATCAACTCCCGGCTCGCCAAGCTCGACACGCTCGAGACGAACGTGAAGGAGCACAAAACCGAGACGGACAAGCTCGTCGTCGACGTGGCCGAAGTCCAGAAGCAGCTCCTCGCCTTCCAGAAGAGCCAGATGCGGCTCAAGCGCGAGCTGGGCAATCAGGTCCAGCGCGGCCGCGTTTCCGACGATTGCGCCCGCCATCTCGGCGCCATCGCCTTGATTCGGGCTCTGCGCAATCCGCAGTTGCGCTCCGCCGACCGCGACACCTTCAGCGGTTTGGTGAAGGACATCCTCAACATCGAGGTCAAGACCGCTCTCGGCACCGGCGACATCCCGCTGCCCACCGAGTACGATTCCGAGATCGTTGAGTTCGTGCAGCAATACGGCCGCGCCCGCCAATACGGGACCGTGTTCCCGCTCGGCGCCGCGACGGTCAAGTTGCCCCAGCTCACCACCGATCCGGTCTTCGGCCTGATCGCCATGAGCGGCACCGTCACCGAGAAGTCGCCGCAGATCGGCTTTGTGACGTTCACGCCCGACAAGTTCGGCGGCCTCATCCGCCTGCCGAGCGAAATCGACGCGGACTCCATCGTCGCGATCGGCCAGTTCATCGCCCGCTATGCGGCGCGCAACATGGCCCGCATCGAGGACACGGTGTTCTTCTCGTCCGACGGCTCGAGCACCTATGGCTCGATCGGCAGCCTCTCGTCCATCGTGGCGGGCGTCGGCGCGTCCACCGTGGGCGGCGTGGTGCAGCTTGCGTCCACCAAGACGCACTTCTCCGACGCGACGCTGACGGACTTCCGCAACATGCGGATCTACATCGACGATCCGGCCCTCGAGAACGCGTGCTACTACATGCACCGCACCTGGGAGCCGCTCCTCACCTCGTTCAATACGAGCACCATCAAGTACTTCGTCATGAACGATCCGGCCATCGGCGGCCCGACGCTGGACGGCATCCCCGTCAAGTGGGTGAGCGTCATGCCCCGGTACTCGACGGCCGCCAATGCGGGCAAGGTCGGGGCGCTGTTCGGCGACCTCAGCTACGCCTACCTGGGCGTGCGCGGCGCGATGCGCTTCGACACCAGCCTGGAAGCGGCCTTCGCCACGGATGAAATCCTCATCCGCGCGCTGGAGCGCTTCACCATGGGCCTGATGGCGTCCACCGCCGTCTCCGGCCTGCAGACGGCCGCCAGCTAAGCCGGCTGATTCTTCCGCGCCGTGCGGGTCCCATCCCCGCCGGCGCGTTCCTTAACACCAACTCCGTCCTTCATGAACACTGAAAGCATCACCGGCCGACAAGTGACTCCGAATCCCGAGGGCTCGGTGCATGACCTCGCCATCGGCGAGTTCTATTTTCAAACCTGTCACGGCCGCCTTTATTTTCACGCACGCCTGCCGGGCGATTTGGTCTGCGTCATCCCTGTGGTCGTCGGGCGGCCTGCCGGGCAGGCCTGGGGCTGGGATGGCAACTATAATGAGCCCACCCTCACGCCCTCCATCGATTGCCAGGGGCATGAGCGCTGGCACGGCTGGGTCCGCGCCGGCCGTTTTGAAAGCTGCTGATTTTCCCATGACACCCAAACCTCAACCGCATCCGCGCCACGGCCAAGCCGGCCATCGCGCGGTCCTAACTCCGAAGGCTCCGGCACCGGTGGTCACCCGGCCCGCGCCTTCGCCCCTGAAAAAATGAACGTCGGCTTCGGCAACTTGGCGACCTTGCGGTCCAGCATCCTTCCGCCGGACCTTGGCTCGGACACGCGCTTCGATCCGTTCATCCAGGCATTAGGCTTGGGCGTCGCGGGCCAGATTGAGAATTTTTGCAACCGTCAATTCGCTTGGGCGGAAGGCGATCAGGTCGAGATCAGCGTCGAGGCCCTGTCTTACGTTCTTCCGCGCTATCCTGTGCAAACCATCACGGATGTCGCCGTGCGGGCCAATTTTACCGACGCGTGGAATATCCTGAACACCGGCGATGTCATCGCGCAGCTTCGCGCCAAGTCGGGCATTGTCGAATTCTGGCCGCGCTGGGCGCCCCCGCTTTATTTCCTCTACCCGTCCGGCGGCCTCCGCTTCGCCTTGGTGCGCCTTACCTGTATTGGCGGATATTGGTGGGAGCCGCTTGAGCCCACCGATGACGGCTATCCGAGCACGCCGCCGGATTGCGCCGCCATGCTGCCCGACGATTTGAAATTCGCCTGGCTCAAGCAGTGCGAATTTCTCTGGCAGCAAAAGGACAAGCTCGGCGTGCCGCTCGAGCCCCAGGCCAACGAGAAGGTCGCGCTCAACCCGCTTTGGCAAGAGGGGCTGCATCCCGCCGTCAAGCAGATGATCACGCAATACCGCCGCTTCCAAATTTTGTGACCATGTCAGACTCCCTCTCCATCGAACTTTCGCCCGAGTCGCTTCGGCTGCTGGAAATGCTGCCGACGCTGC